GGGTCGGTCGCCGCCACCATCACTTCGTCGGGCCCGATCGGACCCTGCGGGCCGGTGGCACCCGCTGGGCCTTGTGTGCCGGTGTCGCCCTTGACACCCTGGATGCCTTGCGGGCCTTGCGCTCCGGTAAGGCCGATCGGCCCTTGCGCGCCGGTTGCGCCGGTCGCCCCCGTGTCGCCCTTGATACCTTGCGGACCTGCGGGCCCGGTGGCCCCTACGTCACCCGTGGCGCCGGTCGGCCCGGTTGGTCCGGTGAGGCCGATTGGCCCTTGCGCGCCGGTCGCGCCAGTCGCGCCGGTATCGCCCTTGACGCCCTGCGGGCCTTCAGGTCCGGTGAGGCCGATTGGCCCTTGCGCGCCAGTCGCGCCGGTATCACCCTTGACGCCTTGCGGGCCCGGATCACCGGTATCGCCCTGCGGGCCGGTGGGCCCCTGCAGACCTTGCGGTCCTTGAATGCCCTGCGGGCCTTCGGCTCCGGTGGCGCCAGTGGCGCCGGTCGCGCCGACTTCGCCTTGCGGGCCGGTGGGCCCGACCGGGCCGGGCACGATCGAGTCGGCTCCGGTGGCACCGGTCGCACCAGTGTCGCCTTTGGGCCCGGTCGGTCCAGTGGGCCCGGTGGCGCCGGTCGCTCCGGTGTCGCCTTTGACGCCTTGCGGCCCGGTGGCACCGATCGGTCCCTGCGCGCCCGTGGCGCCGGTCGCGCCCTGGATGCCTTGCGGTCCTTGCGGCCCGGTCGGGCCTTGCACCTTGCCGACGTTCACCCATGCGGTGCCGTTCCATGCCCAGCCGTTGCCAGCCGAGTCGATCCACAGATCACCGTCTTGGTGTGGCGGTGGCACCTGGGCGTCGGTAGGCGGGCCGAGCGTGGGGATCGTGCCCTTGAAGTCCCAACCCATCGTCGAGCCACCGCCGCCGCCTTCTTCGACGGCGCTGATGCGCTTGCTCAGATCGAAGAACGCGCGACGTTCAGCGTCATGGGTTCGTGCTTCGAACCCGGACCGCCCCGGCGTCGTCACGACGCCCGCTCTTGCTCCCTGGCGGCACGCTCGCGCGCTGCGAACTGTGCAGCGATCGCGTCGAGTTCTTCGTCGCTCAAATCCTTGGCGGGACGGGTGACGGTAAGTTCCAACTTCTGCGGCTTCAGACCCTCGACGATTTCCATGTACGTCTTGGCGGCTTGGACGTGGCGCGGATCGTCGTTGTCGGTGCCGGTCTTGTAGAGCGTGTCGAGCAGGTTCTGCTTGCGCTCGGGGCTGCCGATCGTCGCCATGTAGTGCTGCTCCCAGCGCTCCACGAACTTCGAGTCGTTCTTCCAACGCGTGAGCGTGCCGGTGCCGAGCCGCAGGCGTTTGGCGAGTTCTTCTTGCGTCGCCGGATCACGTTCACGCTTGGGCAGGCACAGCCATTCGATGAACACCTGCTTCTTCTCGGCATCGCCCCGGATCACGGGGCCATTGTGCCAGAATCCGCCGAAGGGGCATGGGAAGGGGCAAATGATGCTGGCTGACATTGCGTCCGGCGAAGTCGACACCGCTGATGTGCTGTTCCTGATCGCGTTCATCTTGTTCGTGATCGCGACGGTGATGGCGGCGATGGCGAAGGCCGTTGATTCTGTGATTGTGCGCGCCGGGTTCGCCTGCGTCGCGCTCGCTTGGTTGCTGCTGTAGTGCGCCGGTTCGCACTCGCAGCGTTACTGCTGCTGACGACGTTGGCTCCCGCGCGCGCTGGCGCGGTGAACTGCGCGCTGCCGTCAGGCGTGCCGATCCCGCAGAACGATCTGCCGGGCTGGGACTTCATTTGGTCGATCAACTTCCGCGCCGACTTCGCGCTCGGTGCGTTCCCCGGCGTGTACGGCGATCGGCTGCGGGCGTACCCGAACAACTACTACGACACATCGAAGAAGGGGCAGTACAACCCGGCGACGACGATGTCGGCCTCGTGCGGCTCGTTGAAGATTCATCTGTCGACGATCAACGGTGTCCCACAGGTGGCGGCTCCGGTGCCGTACATCGGCGGTGACGGCAAGTGGCCGGGACAGTTGTACGGGCGCTACGCGATCCGTGCTCGTTTCCCTGCTGCGGTGCCGGGCTTCAAGATCGCCTGGCTGTTGTGGCCCGATGTCGGCACCAATCTGCCGAACGGCGAAATCGACTTCCCCGAGTCGAACTTGAAGTCGCTCGTGTCGACGGGTGGGTTCGTGCATCGCCAGGGTGCGACGGTCGGATCGGACCAGTACGCCACTGGCCCGATCGCGGTGGACATGACACAGTGGCACACGTATGTGACGGAGTGGTCTCCGGGGCAGGTGAGGCTCCTGCTCGATGGTGTCGTGGTTGGGCGCACCATCGAGCGGGTTCCAAATACGAAGATGCATTGGGTGTGGCAGACCGAGACCGAACTCTCGTCGGTGTATCCGAACCCGGCGACGCAAGGCGACGTGCTGGTCGATTGGGCCTCGATCTGGGCCAAGACATAACGGGGTTATAACTATTCTTTGCGGAATAAGTATGCTACACTTACCCGTATGGCACTAGAAGTACAGACCAAGCCCGACAGAGTCCCACCCGACCCGCTGGACACACCCGTCCAACTCAACTTCAAGATTCCCTGGCACTACCGCGAGCAGTTGATGCGCGAGGCGCGCCAGAACGGTGTGTCGTTGACTCGCTACATCGTCAACGCGCTCGTGCGCACCTACCCGCCCGACCGTAAGTGAGGGTCGCCGGGATCGACCCCGGCACCACCGGGGCAGTTGCGTGGGTGGACTCGGTCGGCCTCGCGGCCGTCGTCGACCTGCCCACCGGGCCACACGGCATCGACCCGGTTGCCTTGCAAGAACAACTGCAAGCCTGGGGCGTTCACAGTGTGTACCTCGAAGACAACCGGGCGATGGCGGGAAACGGCAGTCTCGCGAACTTCTCGATGGGACGCAGCGAGGGTTTGATCGTCGCCGCCGTGCTGTGCATGGAACTGCCGCTGCATCGCATCAAACCGAAGGATTGGCAACGCCGAGTCGGACTGTCGAACGTGGCTGCCGCCGATCGCAAAGAGGCATCACGGATGCGGGCCCGCGAGATGTTCCCATCGTTGAAAGACGACCTGAAACGCAAGAAAGACCACAACAGAGCAGAAGCGGTATTGATCGCGTTCCACGGCCAGAAGGAGTCGCAATGATCGCCCGCTTCATCGGAGGATTGCTCGACGGTGCTGAACAAGACGTGATGGGCGCGGAAGCGATACACCCCATCATCGACGATCAGTACAACGCCGACTACGCCGCCTGGTTCGCGCAATACGGCATCGCTCGCGCTTGGCGATGGGCAGGCAACGAACCGGACGACGACATTCCCCCGCCGCCGCCGATGCCCACCGAGGTCTATCGCTGGGAACGCGATGGCGATGAGTTCGTGCTCGTCTTCGATCGGATCACGCGATGAGCGATGTCACATCCATTGGTCACACTTGCTTCGTGAAGACGTTGGAGCACTTCGCCGAGCACGGAGCGACCAACAACGAATGCCACCTGGCGCAGATGCTGCTCGACCTGTACGCGCTGGTCCCAACCCATCCACTCGTCGTCAACTTCGTCAACGAGTTCACCTTGAAAGCGACTGCCGCATGAACCCCGACGATTTACCCCTGATTCAACAATGCACCTGCAACACCGAGACCGGTGTACACGCCGACGACTGCCCCTTCCATACCGCAGCCGTAGAAGCGGCGACCCCATGAGCCTCGATCTGGAAGACATCGAACCAACGACGCGCACCGACTACCGCCGTGCCAACGGCGCACCACAGGTCGTCGTCGACGGCAAGGGTGAGCGCTACTCGCGTCCGTCGTCGTTCGCCGATCCGCTCGACGACAAGAGCGCGCTAACGAACTGGCGCATCGACCGAGGCTGCATCGGCGTGGCGCGGGATCGTGCGCTACAGGCGCGGTGGTGTGCCATTGATCCAGACGACAAGGGCCAGGCAAAGGAGAAGGAGAAGCTGCGGCAAGATTCGATTTCTTCGGGTCGTGGCGCGGAGGCCGCTGACATCGGTACCGCGTTGCACGCGATGTCAGTCCGTTGGGAGAACGAAGACACGTTCTCGCCACCGGAGCCGTACCTGTCGTCGTTGATGGCGTACGAGGCAGCGATGCATCGGCTCGGTCTGCGCAGCGAACGCTTCGAGTTCCACGTCGTCAACGTCGAGCATCGTTGCGCCGGGACCGCTGATCGTCTGTACGTGTTGACGATGCCGTTGACAACACCGAGCGGAAGCGTCCTTGAAGTAGGCACACGCGTGGTCGGCGACTTGAAGACCGGTGGCAAGTTCGAGTTCAGCATGCCGTCGTACGCGGTGCAGATGGCGCTGTACGCGGGCGGACAGTTCTACAACGTCGTCACCGACGAGTTCGAGGAAACGCCGACGATCAATCAGGAGTGGGGGCTCGTCGTCCACATGCCCGCCAACAATCCGGGCGAGTGCGAGTTCCTGTGGTGCGATCTGGAAGTCGGTCGCTACGGGGCGTACATCGTCGATCAGGTGAAGCTGTGGCGCAAGAACTGGCGCGCTGGCGAGTTCGAGTTCGCGATCGCGACGACGGGCGAGCCGGAGCCGACGACGATCGGGCTCACCGTTCCGTCAGACGAACAGTTAGAACCTGCCGCAGAAATCGGCGAGCCCGCCGCTCCGGGGCAGGAGAACAGCGGGCTCGACGACAGGGGAGTCCAGCCTGACGAACTGACGGAACTCATCGAATGGGCGAAGGTGCGCCTGTCTTTCATTGCCCGCAACGAGGCGGCTACGAACCTGTTGTTAAGGCTCTGGCCCAAAGGTCTACCCACCCCGAAGCAGGGCGTCAAGACGGTTGAGCAGGCGAACGAGGTTCTGAGCCTGCTCAGTAAGGTCGAAGCCGAGTACGAACTCGGCTTCGTAGAGGGCGGGCCCGTGACCACGGGCCCGCGCAAGACATCAACCACAAGGAGAAAGTGATGCCTGTTTCATTGAATGACATCGGGGGCGGCGGCAAGTCGTGGTCCCCGGAGACGATCGGCGAAACGATCAAGGGGACGATCCGTCTCGTTGAGCGCCGACCGCAGCGTGAGTTCGGCACCGGCAAGGATTTGGTGTGGGACGACGGGCGCCCGCGCCTGCTGACCTACATCGAACTCGAAACCGATCTGAACGACGGCGACGAGGACGACGGCGTGCGCGCCCTGTACGCGAAGGGCGGCAAGAACTTCGAGGCCGCTCAGGGCACGGGGACGTCGATGGAGGTTGCGATCGCCGAGGCCGTGCGTGCCGCGGGGGAGCGCTCGATCGAGGAAGGCGCCACCCTGGCGGTGCAGTACACCGGCATCGCCAAGCCGACAACGCGCGGATACCAGGGTGCCAACTTGTTCAAGGCGCAGTACAAGGCGCCGGTCTCATCCGTTTCGACCGACGACCTGTTCGGCGAGTCGTAGTATCGACCGACCGGCCCCCACGCGGGGCCGGTCGCAACAGATAGGGGCAGGCATGTTGAGCGTCATATGTGAAGGCTGCGGTCGCTCGGCCAAACCGAACGAAGAAGCCGTGTTCCAGATGATCACCGGCTGGCGCCGGATGTATCCATCTACCCAGACCATCCACGCCAAACACGCCGAGCAGCGTTTCGCATGCCGGTCGTGTGTGGAGGGTTTCGAGAAGGCAGGCACCCCGTGGGTGCAGCCCACTCTGTTCAGCGTTGCCGACGCATGAACCGCATCATGATCGCATCCGCCGTGGCGGCTGGGTGCGTAGTGGTGTGGTGCGTGGCCGGGGCAGCGCGCAGTACGAGGGGGGCAGGGTCGCGTGAGCGGCCCCGCCCCTCCTTCGTTCCCTACATCGACACCTATCCGCCGTTGCGCAACGTCGGTGGCAACACATGGACGTCGTCGCCATGAGCTACGCCTTCGATCAATGCTGCATGGAGGGCTGCCGCCGCAACGTGCAGCGCCGCGGGATGTGCTGGAAGCACTACCAACGTCGGCGCCGCATGAGCGACGAGTCGAACGCCCATCAGTACGCATCGACACCGCTCGGGCCGTGCCGCTGTGACGAGCCGATCATCGGTGTCGCCCGCTGGTTCGGGTGGGGCAGCAACCGCTATATCGAACGTGACCCGGTGCCTGGCGACATCGTCGAGTGCCGGGTGTGCTGTCGTCCGATCGCGGAGTTCCTGTCGCGATGAGGCGGATCGAAGGCGAGACGCTGTGGGCGACGATCACGTTCACTGTGCTCGTCGTCATCGCGATCGCGTTGATCTGGGTCTACGTCTAGTGCGCTTCGGCGACGACCTGGATGTATCACCGTGGAGGCTTGCAGCAGTTCTCGTGATCGCTGTGGCGCTGTGGTGCGTGTTGATCGAGTTCTGTTTGAACCTGGGCTGAACGACGAGAGCCCACCGGACGAATCCGGTGGGCTCTCAGTCCCATCAACCCATTTGATGAAAGGAAGCGTGTTGGCGCTGCCATGAGTGACGATACCAATAACGACGACGACGAGAAAGGCACAGGCGTTGCGATTCTCGATCGTGCCCTGCATGTCATCGACGTCATCCCGATCCGGCTCTTTCCGGTCAACGCTCAGAACAAGCAGCCGATGCAGGGGTATGCCTGGAAGCAGCGAGCCACTGATCGCAAGAACAAGATCGTCGAGGATTTCCTCTACGCCACCCAGGAATGGGGCGAAGACAACGTGTCAATCGCCTGGGCGCTCGGACTCGATGGCTGCCTGGCAATAGATATCGACGTTGCCGAAGAAGCGTGGCCCCCATTCATTCACGAAATCATCGACGAGGCGGTGGTGAATCCGAGCGCCCGTGGCACCCATCTCTATTTCTCGAATCCGAAGGATTTCCAGCCGGGCAACGGTGCATCGAATCTGCCTGATGCCAACGGCGTCGACGTGCGGGGGGCGGGCGGATATGTCGTGATCGACGGGCCCGATCGTCCGGGCCTCGATCCTCGCTCGCTGCACATGCTGCACAAGTTCCCGCGCCGAGAGTGGCTGGTGCCCTACGGCGGCGAGGGCATCCACGCCTCGACGAAGCAGGTGATCGAGTTCGCCAACCAGTTCAACGGGCCGGTGACATCGGAGCCGTCGTGGAAAGGCGTGCTCAACATGACCAACCCGGAGCGCTGGGACGAATCGCTGAACGGGACCGGCAAGGGGCGTCATAACACCTGTCTGGGGCGGATGACGAAGTTCGCCGAGGAAGCGCAGTTGGGGCTGTACTCCTTCAAGGAGGCGCTGGCCCTGCTGCGTGAGTGGTGGGAGGCGGTGATGGTGGGCGAAGACCGTCGCCGGGTCAAGGACGAGTTCAACCTGATGATCCCGTGGGCGGTCGGCAAGGCGCTCACAAAGAGCGCCG